CCTAATAAATCTGCCATTGATGTGGCAACAGCTTGCCCAAAGACTTCAAAGTCAGCAGGTAAATCTGTTACCAAATCCGTTGCCGTAGGCATTTGCCACGAAAACGGGGTTGTTGGATTGCTCATTTTTTCTCCTTACGCTACGACTAAGGCATCTGCCCAATTTAGGCTTCCGCTAATTGTGTTCCATTGTTCTGCACTTGCGACATCTTGCCATTGCATGGCTTGCAATGAAAATGCCAATGGTGAAAGTAAAGCGGTAACTGATACCGAATTGTATGAGGCACGCCATGACCAGCCTTCAACAAATCCAAGATAAGTGCCTGCAGCCATATTAAGTGGCAAATCCGTGATGCGTAGAGGTAAGCCCATGAAAATGGAAATCAAGGCATCCCGGTCAGCATCATCAATTTCTGAGTTTGTCAGTTCAAATGTGATTTGGTTGAAATTTGCTTGAGGATAAGCTCTGAGAGTTAGGTAAAACGCTGCCTGATCCTCGGCATCGTGATTGTGCCTCAAGGTTGTGCTGATAATTTGAGCTAACCGGCCATAAAGGCCAATGCTGGTTGCATCGCTATCGGTCACACTATTTTGTGAATTCTGCCCGTATTTCAAATTAATTTCATTCCGGATGTCACCAGCTCGAGTCTGCACAAAGAGTGAATTGGCTATTGCTTGAGCTGCTGATACATCGGTGTATCCATTGTTAGCCAAATAAATTGATCGATGATCTCCCGAGGCATAGGAAATCCGGCCTTGAGCATCTTCATACAAATAACCCAATCCCGAGGTTGCCAAAGCCGAAACCAATGAATAAACATCAATTGTGGATGATGATCTCTGTGCCAATTCATAGCTGCCGGGTGTGTCAATTTCACCCAATCCTGTGTTTTCTGCATCCTGCCATTGAGTCGTTGAATCATAGGTTGCCCATGTCAAAGCTGCTGGCACTTCATTCCATGAGTTAATGAGCAGGTCTGTGAGAATTGTCAGAATCTGATCCCCATCAAAATCATGTGTGAGTACGCCATTGGTCAAAGCTTTTGGCAATCTAGCCAAAGCTCCAAGAGCTGTAATCGACACCGATTGATTGATGCCTACAACACCTGATGCAGCTATACCAATGCCAAAATCAACGACTGTGCCACCAAAAATCGGCACAAATGTAGCTGTGGAATTTTGCAATTCAACAGTCACGGAATCATTGATTTCAATGTCAATGATGGATTGATCCAAATTGATTAACTCAAGGCTTACATATCCAGCATTTGCTTGCTCATAAATGTTTGTGCGCCCGGTTGTAATTGAAAGATTGGCCAGCACATAATTGGTGTATTGAACACCAGCAATTTTTACGCGCCAAACAGGATTGAAAATCGTCATAAATAAACCAAATTGGATGCGCCGTTGGTACCTCTAAAAGTCGAGTTATTGAGAGCATTGGTTGTTGCTCGGCTAAATGCCTCCTCATCAATAATTGACGGAGCATTGACATTTATTGTAATTCCACCTTGAGCTGCTAATCGTGCAGCGTTTTGGGAATCGGTAAAACCACCACCGCCAGCAGCTGCCAAACGCGCTGCATTTTGTGAATCAGTAATGCCACCAGTAATTGCTTTTGTAGCGATTTCAGCTGTTTTTACAGCTGCTGCTACACCGCCTCCACCGCCTCCACCGCTTGAAATAGTTGTGCCGCCAGTTGAGCCACCGCCACCGCTAATTGCTCCGGGTGCCCCACTTGTGGCAAAAGTTTCTGCACCGGGAGTATCACTTGATCGTGCCAGAGCATTTGCTCCAGCTAAAACACCAGCAGCTAAGGCAACGGCTCCAACACCAAGCAATGGGTTAAGCGCAAATGCCGTTGCAACACCAGCAACAATGGCTGATGCTTTTAACAAATTGTAAGCTTTTATCAAGGTGTTAATTATTGCAATTGTTGCCACAACAGCGGCACTAATCTTGGAAACAACAAAAACTGTGCCAATAACAGCCGCAACCGCAATCAATTGATCCTTTAAATCAATGACTGTGTTTATCACGCCTCTAACCTTTTTGCCCCATTCAATGGCTGTGATCTGTGAATCGCTCAATCCATCTTTTAGGCCATCTTGACCAGTTAAACCATCTACAAAACTTTGTATGACAGGCACAACCTCAACAAGAATAAAAGTTGTCAATTGTTGGATGACCGGCAATAAAGCCGCACCAATTTGTTCTTGAACTTCATCGGTCGCAATCTTTATGCGGGCAAAAGCCTTTTCGGCGCTTTGAGCTTCATTGTCGGCAAAACCGCCAAAAGTGTCTGTAAGTGTATTAAAGACCAAATCAAAATCTTTAGATTTGAGGATTGATTGATCTATGCCTAAACCCAAGCGACCCAATGAGGCTAGGTTGCCATCATAAGCTTTGCCTAATGCATTCGCCACAGCTTCCAGAGGTTTGCCGGTAGCTGATGAAATATCCAAAGCAAGGTTGAGCAATTTTTGAGCATCTTCAACATCTTTTGTTGATCTGGTCAATCTGGCAAATGCCGGGCGCAATTCATCATCGGTGACACCAATTGCAATTGATGTTGTTGAAATGTATTTCTCAACACCTGCAATTTGAGCAGCTGTGGCATTTGTTGTGTTTTCAATTGTTAAAGCTAAAAGCCGTTGAGCCTTTTCATCAGCTGCTGCATTTTTTATTGACTCTACGGCAAACGCACCAATTGCAGCTCCAGCTGCGGCAAATGCCAAAGCAGCCTTTTTACCAAATGCTGTAAATTGATCGCCAATAGATTCGGTGTCTTTACCGGCCGTTTTTATGCCTTTTGTAAATTCAGCAACATCTGCCAGTAAGGATAGTTTGAGCGTTCTTGATCCTTGAGCGGCCATCTACCACACCTTCACAATCTGTGAAAACGCCTCTGCCCATTGGCTGACAATCTGAGGCTGTTCTGCCTTGAGCGTTGGATAGATAAACCAACCTTTTGAACCGCGACCTTCACGGCCCGACCAGATTGGAAATTGCTTATATTTGTTTGATCCAAATTCGTAGCCACCCCAAAGCTGCTGTGTTGTGCCGCCGCCTGAGAATTTCTGCGATGCAAAACCAAACGACATTTCGCCAACCTTGGATGATTTGCTTACTCGCGATCCTTCCGCAATGCGGCTGGAGGCTCTATCGCGGCCTTGAGATTTGGAAATGATTTTGCCTTGAAGATAAGTAGCTAGACCATTAGAAACAGTTTTGGCTTTTGTAACAGCTTCATCATCCATGCCTTTAAAAGCGTAGATGATTGATCGTAGTTCGGCTTTATCAAAAGCCACCGCATCCTCAGCCATTTCGCCTCTCCATAATCTCTATCGCCGTTAATAAATCCTCAGCTGTTTTAAATTCGCTGACAGGTTGGCCACTTGCAATGGCTACCTCCCAAAGAATCCTATTTATGCTTCCGGACTCGTAACTTTTGGGTTTGCATCACCGACAATTATGTCAGCAACAGTCTCGCACCAAATTTCAAATGGCTTAGATGGTTTGCCAGCCATTTCTCTTTTCATTGCGTGGTATGCAAGAAACAACAGATCAGACACGCCCATTTTGTCTTGAGCTTGTCCAATCGTGTTGCCAGTCTTGTTTTCCCATTTTGCCCATTCTGCTGGATGTGCAATGTATGTTTCAGCATTGCCATCCGTGTATTCGATTGTGATTGGTAGTTTCATGCTCCCGTGTCCTTTTCTATTAAGTGATTGTCAAAATTGGTGTTGTTACGCATGTGAATGCAAGCGAAACAGTTTGTGCATCTGGTGCTGTGCCTCCGGCAGATGGCAAAATTGGCTGAACATCAAAAGCAAATGATGCTCCAGAATCCGCGCCAAATATGACAGAAAGACCAGTATTTGGTGCATTTGTTGCAGCTGTCCAGAGAGCTTCACAAAGTGATCCTGATGCTCCCCAATCAGCCAACATTTCAACGGCAAATGAGCCTTGAGTATCGGTTGTAAAATACGCCTTGCCATCGAGTGTCTGGTATGTGTTGATTGTTGAATCAACAGTTAATGTCGCTGATGTGGCTTGAGCATCATAATTTGCAGCAGCAATGCTGAAAGTGATGTCTCTGCCCGTGATGATTGTTGTTGGCATGATTTCTCCTTAATTGGTGTAG